CGCTCTTTGGCGATAAGTTGCAAAAGATAACATTCTTTAATCGTGAAGATCCGACCCTGTTTGAATCGGATGTTGCTGAGACTACTCGCATATTAGTAGACACGTATACTGAATCCGATAGCGTTTCAACCGGACACAATATTATGTTTTTCGACATTGAGATTGAGATGGATTCTGGTACGCCGGATATCGAAAAAGCTGAAAATGAAATAACATCTATTGCTGTTTATTTTTCTAGTACGAAGAAATATACTGCGCTTGTCTTGGATAAAGATAACACTGCATCTAAAACAAAATTAGATGATTCAACGGTTGAACTTGTGATGTGCCCTACTGAAAAGGATTTGTTGCAAAAGTTTTATGACTTGTATGAAAAGAATTTACCGACTATTATAACTGGTTGGAACTGTGATTATTTCGATATTCCCTATTTATTCAATAGAACCAAGAATATTCTTGGACGAAAAACAGCGCTTCGACTTTCTCCGATTGGCGAACACTTTTTTTCTCCGTACCGCAACCGCTACTTTTTTGGCGGTGTATCTATTCTAGACTATTTGAGTGTCTATAAAAAGTTTACATACACACAACTGCCATCATACTCGCTTGATGCTGTTTCTAAAAAAGAACTTGGACGTGGTAAAGTTGAATATGAAGGAAATCTTGATGAACTTAAAAAGAAAGATCTAAAAAAGTTTATTGAGTATAACATAACAGACGTTGAACTTATTGTTGAAATGAATGAAAAATTACAGTTTATTGATCTTGTACAGGGTATATGTCATGTTGGTCATGTTCCATATGAGGATTACGTGTATTCGTCCAAGTATCTGGAGGGAGCTGTCCTAACGTATTTGAAGCGCAGAAACATTGTAGCTCCAAATAAACCAGCAGATAGACAAGAGCGCATGGCAGCCGTTCGTGAATCCGGCGAAGAAAAGTTTATTGGTGCGTATGTAAAGGACCCAATAGTTGGTAAATATGAATGGATATATGACTTGGATTTAACATCTCTGTATCCATCAATCATCATGTCACTTAACATCTCCCCAGAAACTAAAATCGGTAAGATTGACAATTGGGACGCTGAACAGTATATCAAAGGTGTTGCTAAAGATTATATTGTTGATGGTGAGATAATACCAAAGGATCAAGTTGAAAAGTTTTTTAAAACATACAACTATTCTGTTGCATCAAATGGCGTACTATATAGTACTGAAAAGAAAGGCGTTATCCCATCTATTCTAGATGAATGGTTTGACCAGCGAGTTGAGTACAAAAATCTTATGAAAGAATATGGCAAGTCTGGTGATAACGAGAAATATACGTTTTATAAGCAACGCCAATTAGTACAAAAAATTCTTTTGAACTCGTTGTATGGAGTATTGGGACTTCCCGCATTTAGATTCTATGACATTGATAATGCAGAAGCAGTTACACTAACTGGGCAAACAGTTATTAAAAAAACTGCAAACGTCTTGAATAAAAAGTATAATAAAGAATTAAGCACGGAAGATATTGACTATAACATTTATATTGACACGGATAGCTGTTTCTTTTCCGCACTGCCATTGGTTAAACATAGATTCCCAGAAATAGATGTAAACAATGACGAGGCAATGACTGAAAAGATTTATGAAATAGCAAACGAAAGCCAATCATTTATAAATGCATTTTATGATGTGTTTTCAAAAAAATACTTTAATATTGATTCGCATAGATTTGAAATTAAGCAAGAAATGATTGCTAAATCTGGAATATGGATTGCAAAAAAACGATACGCACAATGGATTATTGCTGATAACGGTGTTCGTGTTGACAAGCTGGACGTAAAGGGATTGGATGTTGTTAGGTCTTCATTCCCAAAAGCGTTTCAAAAATTCATGTCTAACTTGTTAATTTCTATTTTGAAGGGGTCATCAAAAGATGATATAGATAACCTTATTCTTGAAATGAAGAAAAATGTACACACTGTTGATATAATTGATTTGGCAAAGAATTCATCGTTGAATAATTTAGTAAAATACAGCGGGAAAATTGACGTAAACAGAATAAATACCTTTGGAAAGGGGACACCCGCTCAAGTTAAAGCCGCTATTGCATATAATAGATTGTTGGAGCATTATAAATGCCCATACAAATACATACCATTTAGAGATGGCGATAAACTAAAATGGGTTTACCTAAAAGAAAACCCGTTTGGTATAGAGACCATCGCATTTAGAGGTGACAGCGATCCAAAAGAGATTAAGAAGTTTATAGCCAAATACATAGATCCAGACTATATGTTTACATCTGAGTTAAATAATAAGCTGGAAGATTTTTACAGTGCATTGAAATGGAAGTTGCCATCCGCAAGCTCCAAGATTATTAATGAATTTTTTGAATTTTAATGAAAGTTTTATGGAAAAGTCTAAATTAATATCATTTATATCTAAGTATTCTTTAAACGGTTTAATAGAAACAGCGGAGTGGAAATTAACAGAGGATGAGCTATCTACCAGATTTATGTCTGATGACGATAATGCAATAGGTGAAGTTAGAATGTCTGGGATTGTAAATGCATCTTATAAGCATGATGAAATTTTTGGTGTTGCAAATACTGGATTTCTAGTAAAGATGTTATCTGTTTTAAATGATTCAATTGATATTACATTAAGTGCAAAAGCTGGTTCTGTACCGGATACTTTGCGAATAACAGACGGGTCTACCGATGTTAATTACATGTTAGCGGATCCTGCTATCGTTGCTAAAGCACCAACTCCTAAAAATCTACCAGAGCCAACATATGAATTTGAGTTGGATAAAGTTGAATTTATAGAAAAGTTTATAAAAGCAAAGGCCGCATTCAATGATATAGAAACATTTATATTGAATCCGAAGAAAAAAGGATTGGAATTGACAGTTGGTAATTCTGTTAATAAGATTAAAATAACTGTCAAAACAGATATAATTGGATCTGCAACTAGACCAATTGCATTTAGTGCTAAATATTTTAAAGAGATGTTATCTACAAATAAAGATATGATTTCTGGAAAAATAGCAGTATATGAAAGAGGGATGGCACAGATAACATTTAAACATGGAGATGCATCGGTCACATATTTTCTAACAGAAATATTAAATCAGAATTGATATATATATACATTTATTTAGTATATTGTATTTCAAATAAAAAGAGATAAATATGATAATAGCAATAGGCGATATTCACGGCAAGTTTAGAGAAATGAAAATTAAAATGAGATCCATTTTATATGATCATTTCGATGAAGAAGATCAAATACATTTTGTTCAAGTTGGTGATTTTGGATTGGGCTTTGATAACCCGCGTCTTGATTACTACCAATTGCTTGATATCGAAAATGACTTGGTTTTTAAAAAAGCTAATCTTTGGATAATACGGGGAAATCATGACAACCCATATTTTTGGGGAGATGGTGCATATAAGTTTTCAAATATACATTTTGTTAAAGATGATACTCGGCTAAGACTAGATAACAAAGAATGTTATTTTGCAGGTGGGTCTGTATCAATAGATAGAATTGACCGTACACACGGTGTTTCGTATTGGGGTGGGGAAATATATCAAGCACCCGAATTGATTTTTAATTCAAATGAAGTTCTACCAATCGATATATTGTTTACACACGATGTCTATCAACCGGTATCAACATTTAATTTCCTCCAGTCTGATTTAGTTAAAAGATGGTGTGAAAAAGATAAAAATTTATATGGGGATTTGGTTGCACAACAGTATGAATTAGAAAAGCTATATACTGCAATAAAAGAAACTAATAAAAATTTTAAATGGTATCATGGGCATTATCATGAATCAACTAAGTGTTATTATGATGATTCCGAATCATTTACATCTTGTTTAAACGAGTTGGAATTTAAAGAGATTTTATATTAACTATATTTCAAGGAGATATATTATGACAATAATAAAACATTATACCGCAGAATGGTGCAGTCCATGTAGAGCATTAAAGCCAATTATGAACGAAATCGTAAGTAAAAATTCCCATGTACAATATCAAGTGATTGATGTAGATGCAAACAGAGACATGGCAAATGCAGCTGGAATTAGATCGGTACCAGTTGTTGTAATTGAAAAGAATGGAATGGAAACTTCTAGGTTTGTAGGAGTCCAATCTGCGGCAATTTATGAAAATGCTATTAAGTAAGGAGAGAATATGAATATAAAGAACTTTTGGAAAACAAGCCCGTCTGTAAAATTTGATGCAACATCGCCATCGCATATTGCATATGATGAGAATGGGCATATGATTCCAAACACAATAAACGTAAAAGTTAAAAGGCTTTATGATGATACCGTGATGCCTTCATATGCAAAAGTGGGAGACGCTGGTCTAGATTTAACTGCATGCCACATGACATATGATGGTACTTTTATTGAATACGGTACTGGGATTGCAGTTGAAATACCACGTGGATATGTCGGACTTGTGTTCCCACGGTCTTCTGTTTCAAAGAAGGAAGATTTTTATCTCAAGAATTCAGTTGGTGTAATTGATTCTGGCTATCGTGGGGAAATAAAATTAAGATTTAATAAGTCTGACAGCTGTTATGAAGTGGGAGAAAAGATTGGACAACTTATTATAATGCCATATCCAACAGTACAACTTCAAGAAGTTGCGGAGCTTTCAGACAGTGATCGCGGATCAGGTGGATTTGGATCAACTGGTGTATAATATGAATGAAATTTTAAACAAAAAAGAAAGATATGATATTATATCACAGTGGCTTGAAAATGGTCCGGTAAATTATTATAACCTAGTAAGACAAACTGAAATGGCTATCTTTGAAAAACAAAAGAAAAATAGTATTTTGCTTAAAATTAAAAATATGCTATTTAACAAAGGCAGGTAAATATGAGTAGAAGTTTTAAAAGAAATTCAATACATGGCATTACTAAAGCTGAATCTGAGAAGCAAGACAAGCGTAGATTTCATAAAAGATTTAGAAGACGAATAAAAAATACTTTAGGTAAATCTAAATATGATTTAGATGGTTTGCATGATACAATATTCCCAACTAAATATGATGTATCTGATACTTGGCTTTTTGCTAAAGATGGGAAGCAATATTTTAATATAAAAAATATAGCAAGTGATATGTTAGAATACTTTAAAAAATTGATGAGGAAGTAACCATGAACCAGCATACACTATGGGTAGAAAAATACAGACCAACTACTTTAGATGATTACGTTGGTAATGATTCTTTAAAAAAATCAATTTCGCATTATATAAATTCAAATGATATACCCCATTTATTGCTATACGGAAATGCGGGTGGGGGTAAAACTACACTAGCTAAAATAGTTGCAAGGTCTATTGCAGATGATAATTATATGTACATCAATGCAAGCGATGAAAACTCAGTAGATACGGTAAGAGAAAAAATAAAGCAGTTTGCATGCAGTGTTGGTTTTGGTGGTATAAAGATAATAATTTTGGATGAAGCAGATTTTACAACTCCAAACTTTCAAGCTGCGTTGCGTAATGTCATGGAAACCTATAGTAAAAATACACGGTTTATCTTAACATGCAATTACGTAGAAAAAATTATCGAACCGATCCAGTCTCGTTGTCAAGCGTATAATGTAGTACCACCATCTAAGCCAGATGCGGCAATACTTGCATGTAAAATTCTAGATTTGGAAAACGTACAATATGATAAAAAACAACTTGCATCAATTGTAAATTCTTCATTTCCTGATATACGCAAGATTATAAATAAATTGCAACAGCATTCATTAAACGGTAAACTTGAAATTAATGATGCCGGATCTGTAAGCACAGATATTAATGAGAAAATAATTAAGCTGTTAAAAACAACAACTGATACACAACTGAATAGATTTACAGCAATCAGGCAACTTGTTGCTGATAATTTAATTAGAGATTTCAATCCCACATATAGATTCCTATATGATGAAATAAATCAGTTTCCCGAAAAGAGTAGATTCTCTATATTAGTAACTTTGGCAGATGCTCAATATAAAGATGCTTTTGTAGTAGATCATGAAATAAACGCAATGAGTGCATTTTATACAATTATTGATGAATTAGGATAGGAGATACTATGTCAAATATGTTCGATATAAATTCAGGTGATGCAACACCGAAGGCAAGTGTAAAGTTAGATTTATCACAAACTAGTGATTTACAATGTAGCAACTGTGGTAGTAGATTTTTTCACATGGCATATATGTTTAAAAAAGTTTCTGCATTGATTTCACCGTCTGGAAAGGAATCATTAATTCCTATTGAGACTTTTGCATGTCTTGAATGTGGAAATATAAATAAGGAATTTTTACCAAAAACAATGAATGATAACGATATAAAGATTGATTAATGGCAAAAAGTATATTTGATCATTTAAAAGCTGTATCAAAAGAAAAAATTTCATGGGATTCATTATCTGAATCTGATAAAAAATCATGGGATGACTATATGATAACTAGATGGCTATCAATGAATATTGATTATGTTCATTATATGAATGAACTACAGATGCTTAGAACAAATGAAGTACGTTCTAAAGATTATTATAATATGTTATTATATTCATTGCCAACGAAATATGCATATATAAAATATATAAAAAAACCAAACACACTTGAAAGCAAAAAAGAACTATTGACTTTTTTATCAACTGTATATAAAGTAAGTAAGAGAGAGTGTTTGGACATAATCGAACTATTTCGTATTTTAAAATTAAATGATGAATTTGAACGAATACTAACAATGCACGGTA